TTCCAAATCTTCTAACTCATCAACCATTTTTCTAGCTGCATTTTTTAGAGACCTAGATTCTTTATGGGATTTACCATAACTATGAAGTTTCTTTTTAACGTCTTTTATAGCTTTATAGGCAGCTTCAATTTCTTGTCGAATACCATCCGCTTTACCATCTGATTTAGTTTCCAAAACTATATTTCTAATAGTGTTTTCTAATACTTTAATATTTTTTCTTGTAGTCATAGTTTATACTTTTTATTATAAATATACCGAAACTTAGTAATAACCATGTTGTAAAAACAGTTAACTTTTAGTAAAGTTTTAGAAAATTTACAGTTTTTTTTTAAAAAATAGCGGCTAAAGTTTTACTGTATGGCCAGTTTAGTATGGGTGATTTTTCCATTTTTGGGTGGTTTAACAACAAAGATAAATATAAATTTTAGTTATTTTGTCTGGATTTAGTGGTATTTATCATAACGAATACACAGGAATTTGGTGTAATCATAAACTTTAAAAAAGAAAAAAATATGGAAAATGTAATCAAATACGTAACAGGTTTTTTCGGTGGACTATCATCAGTATTGATGGCAGTATTACCAGTAACAATCTTATGGACTGTCTTAACAGGTGGTACAGTATTTGGAATGGATGTTGTAACAAATCTTTCTGCTCTTATCACTTCACTTGGTGAAGGTGGTTTCGTAGGTTTGATTGTGTTAGTGTTATTAACATCATTCTTCGTTAAGAAGTAGAGAAGTAAACGATGACTATTCACGTCCATCGAAAAAAATGTGAGTATAAAAAGTTTAAATAATAATTATGAAAAAATTAATTTTAACATCCGCTATAGCATTATCAACATTATTTGCTTCAGCTCAGAACTTTATGGTCGTAACAACTTATGATGGGGACCAAGAAGAAACTATGGATATGTTGACACAAAACTTAGGTTTTGGTTACGCTATCAACAATACATGGACTGTAGGCTTGATTCAAAATGGTGAAGATGTAGACGGTGAAACTATTTATGACATGTGGGGAAGATACAATTTGAAAAACAATATGTATGTTTCTTTACAAGCACCTCAAGAAGAAATGATGGACAACTTAACTGTTGGACTTGGTTATTCTTTCAATGTGTGGAAAGGTCTTAATGTTGAACCAAACTATAGTATGGGATTAAAAGAAGATGAAAACGAAGAAAGAGAGGGTACTTTCAATCTTGGTTTATCATATAGATTCTAAAAAACAAGGATAAGTAGTTTTAAACGGTTGCAATTAGTGAAAGTTTTTTCCCGCAACCAAAAGATAGAAACTAATTACGGATTTTAAATTACTTATGAGTTGCAAAAAACCCTGACGACGGTCGGGGTTTTTTTTATGGCACCAATAGTGGTATTTATAGTTATGAAATTAGTAGACATTATATGTGGTGTTATAATAGAACAGGTTAAAGATGAAAAAGAACCTACCAGAGATGTGGGTCTTCCCACACCAGACGCGGAAAGTGATAGAGGAGATAGGGAGAGAGAAGGTAGTCAAATAGATGATAGAGAAATAGATGATAGAGAAAGACAAGAAAGAGAACGAGAAGATTTAGAAGATGACGAAAGGGGACGAGAAAATAGTGAACTTATGGGTAGGTGGATATGTAAAGACCCAACTAACCATCCTAGATGTCAACAAATTAGAGATGAGGGGGGTATTAGAAGAACAATAGCTTACGGGTTTCCTCATTATAGTACACAAGAAGAGTGTATTGACGAGTCACCCTGTACCGGTAGACAGGTCATAACAAGACCAGTAAGACCAACAACTACAACTGTAAGACCAACAACTACAACTGTAAGACCAACAACAAGACCAGTAAGACCAAGAACTACAACTGTAAGTTCAGAACCAAGGCAAATATCACCACCAGAAACTCAAGGTTCTGAAACTACACAACAACCAGAAGAAAATCCAATACCAAACATAGACGTGAAAACTAAGTTTGGTGATGATGATAAACTAGTCGATTTAAAAAAAATACAATCTAAAAATTTTATAAAAACTATAGAAGATAAGTTAACTAAACAATTAGATTTACAACCAGCAAAGGTAAAACAAAAATTAAACAAGTTTAAAATAAAACCAGCTACAATGTCTTATTTAGTACCTTTATCTATAGAAACTGGCACATTAATGAATAAAATGGAAATGGATGGGTTAAATTTACCCTTAATGATGTTACTTTATAGAAACACTACTGGATTATACAAATCTATGGAAAATAATGTACCATTTAAAGAACAAGAAGCAAAACCAATTACCGGACCTATCGCTTATAAAAGTTTTTGGAAGTGGAGTGATGAAATTTATAAGGGTTGGGGACCTTGGATAAAGACCAACGTGGCTAGTAATTTTCCAGAAATATCTAGAAATACATTCCCTTCTTTATCTTTTTGATTGAACTCTTTCTAAATAAGGACCGATTAAAATACTTCTATAAATTTTTTTAGCTAACATTTTAAAAGCATCATTAATAGTTTTATCATCCATTGGTAAGTTTTGAGATTCTAAAAACTTTAAAGTAGCTCTAGTCATTAAATCTCTCATTTTTTGAGAATTTTCCCAAATATATTGTAATGGTGCTGGTTGGTTTTCCATAAACTCTGACATGTTAACAGGAAATTCCCCAGTTTCTTTAGCGTACAATAATATCTCATGAGCTAGTTCTCCTTCTATAACTGTCTTAGCGTCAGTTAAATACGGACCTAAATCTGTAGTTATCATATTATATTTACCCCATGCCCTAAGTTGTTCTATAAATCGTGCCACATAGTGTCTATCCACACTACTTATTGTTAGGAGAGGTCCACCTTGCGTGGGGTCTAAATCGTTTATAAGTCTTTCAAAATCATCCATTATCTATATTGTTTACAAATTTTACATTTATTAAGCTCATTAATGTGTAGTTTTTAAATAAATACCTATAGTAGTTGCATTTCCTCTATAATACTTAACATTAAATCTTCTTCTTCCATGTGGTCACCCATAACAGTATCGATTACACGTTTTTTCTTTTGTACAATATTATAAATCACTTTCTCTATAGTATTGTCAAATATGGGGTATAAACATGAAACATTTTTCTTTTGACCAATCCTAAAAGCCCTATCTTCAGCTTGAGCCATATCTGAAGGTACAAATGATAAATCGTTAAAAATAACAACTTCACCAGCCGTTAGAGTAATCCCAACACCACCAGCCTTTATATTAGAAACAAATATTTTTATTTTTGGGTTATTTTGAAATGAGTCCACACTTTCCTGTCTTTGTTCTTGGTTCATTCGACCATAAAGTGGTACCGATATTTTTTTATATTTTGACCAAATCGCCATTAACGGTTCTGTGAAATTTGTAAAAACTATTACTTTCTTATCTTGTTCTAAACACTGGTCTATTAGTTCGAAAGTATTCTTTAATTTTTCTTTGGATATCAGTTGTCTTACTTTCATTAATTTATTTAATTGAATGGTAAGACTTTGGTTCTTATTTTCGTTAGCCCAATCCATATACTCACCAACCTCTTTTCTATATTCATCAGAATTAAGTTCTAGGAAAATTGGTGTTATTATTTTATCCGGTAAATCTAATATTTCTTCTTTTAATCTCCTTAAAACTTTTTGTTTTGTCCTATCCCTAAGTTCGTCAAGATTCGAAGCCCCATTAGTTAGCCAAATCTTTCTACCACCTTTATTTATTTGATAACCTTCACAATATCTTTTAACATAACTTATCCAGTTTTTAGCTACTCTAGACTCCACTAATTTTAATAAATTGTAATAGTTCATAGGTCTAGATGTCATTGGTGTTCCGGTAAGTAACCAAACCTTACCTATTTTTTTTACAATATCGTTAGCTATCTTAGTTCTTTGTGCTTTACTATTCGATATATAATGAGCCTCGTCTATCACCACCAGGTCAAAGTTTTCGTCTAAAATAGTGGTAATCCCACCTTTTTTATCTAAACTATGAAAGTTTTTAAGGATGTCATAGTTAATAATAACAAACTCACCACTAACCCAACTCTTACCCTCAACAATAGAAATTATACCAGTAGAATAAATCTCAATCTCTCTTTTCCAATTTAACTTAAGTGTAGCTGGGCAGATAATGAGGGTTTTTTTAGCCCCACTTTCAATAGCCGCGATAACAGCACTAGTAGTTTTACCAACACCCATGTCATCAGCTAATATATATTTATCATTACCTAATAATTTTTCCACAGCTATTTTTTGGTGAGGATATGGTTTTCTGTGTGAATAGGGGGAATAATCAACCTCCACGGTTCTTTCGGTATTTGGTATTATTTGGTTTTTAGGTGCCCAAAAACTATATAATTGTTGGGTTTCTAAAATTTTACCCCACACATGAAAAGCTTTAGGTGTTTCGGATAAGATTTTTTCCACCCAGATAGACTTAGGTTTCTCACTTAAAAAATTTTCAGACATAAGACCATCAGCAAAATAATCATCAATCTCAACCCACTTCCTAGCGATTTTAGGTTCTTTATCATGATTGTTTATAATATAGTCTGATTGAGACCTTGTTAATATTTTAGATTTGTATATATCATAAGACGATTTTAATTGTATGATATAGTTATTTGCCCCAGAATATTCAGAAAGAATTTTTTTTGCTTTTATTTCAGGTAAATTTAAGTCCATATATTATTACAAATATAATATAAAAGCATAACATAGACAACAAACTATTTATTATATATGGCTGAACAGAAAAAAATACCAATTACAAGGATATCAAGATTTTTTGGTTCCGAAGATTTTAACCTAGAACAGGAAATGGGAATGGAATGGTTACATGGTGATATGAACTTTACTCTAGTTTTATTTAGGGTTGATAGTAAGAAATCAGATGTGGACGATGTTTATGGGGAAGCTGGCCCTGAAGAAATTAGATATAAAGCACCTATAGAGTTTAACGCGTACGTTAATATATCAGAACCACAAAATAAAACTTACGCTTCTGGTTTGGTAAATCAAATGGAACCAGGTAATATGACAATTAGTGTATATATTAAACATTTACTTGAATTAGATGTTGATATATCGTATGGGGATTACATTGGTTACGCTGAAACGGAAGATAAGATGAGGTATTATACCGTAACAAATGATGGTAGAGTAACTTCTGATTTAGCACATACAATAGGTGGGTATAAACCTTTCTATAGAACAATAGTTTGTTCATACGTGAGTCCAGATGAATTTAAAGGAATATAATGGCTTTACCAAAAAAACTTAAAACTAATATTAATATTAGTCCTAGACCACCACAACCACAATACGATTCTGGTTATAATGGTTTGACAACACCTAATAGGAGAAGAGAATTGGCCGAACTTATAACTGAGGACGGAACCTTTTTGCCTAAATCGGTTTTACACGCTGATATGGATAAAGGTATGTTAGAATTTGTTAAGAGTGATTTAGATACTACCACTTCTGGTAAAAAAATACCAGTAATAGATAGGATATTAACACTACAAAGATGGGGGGAATTTTCACAAACCTGGAGTTTTACTACGGAAGATAAAAATGTTTCACTACCATTTATTGTTGTTGTTAGACAACCACAAGTAACCTATGGTACGAATCCGTCCTTACAATACACAATTCCAGATAGAAAACAGTTTCATTTTGCAAAAGTTCCCACTTGGGATGGTAATAGGAAAGGTGTGGACATATACAGCATACCACAACCTATACCCGTAGATATAACATATGATGTTAAAATAATTTGTAATAGGATGAGAGAACTCAACCAATTTAATAAAGTTGTTATGCAAAAATTTAGTTCTAGACAGGCATACACCTTTGTTAAGGGACACTACATACCTATAATTTCCGAAAGTATAAGTGACGAAAGTGTTATAGATACGGAAGATAGAAGATATTACCAACAAAGTTACACATTCCAACTACAAGGGTTTTTAATTGATGAAGATGAGTTTGAGGTTAAGCCAGCTATTAGTAGGTCCCTATTATTTTTAGATACTAACACCACCAATAAAAAAATAGGTAAGGGTAGTCCGTCCATTGTGAATCAAAATCAAACAAATATATACAATAAAAATAAATTTAGAAGAATTATTAATTTTGCTTCAAACTCAACCGGAGATACAATCACATACGCTTATAAAGCTACAGTTAATTTAGTTAGGTCTGACAACGTCTCTAGTGTTAGTTATCAAATAAACGGAACAAATACACAGGGTAAGGTGGAGGTGTCTATTGGTGATGTTTTAAAAGTGATTATATTAAAAAGTGCAAGTGGTACAGCTCAGATAGTTTTGGAGGAGATTATTTACGTGTAGTTTTATTCCCCATAAATGTCTTTCTTTTTACCACATTTTTCTTTTATAAGTTTTTCTAAAAATCTAGTCATAATCAACCCATTAGACTTACAATAGTCTTTTAATAACTTATGAATTTCTTTACGTATTTTTAAGTTTTTTATTTCCATTTTAATTAAAGTATGTAAAAAGGTAGAAATTATTCATACTATATATAATTATATTCTTATATAGTTAAACTTTTCGATTTGAAATCAATATTTATTTAATAAAATATATAAAATGGCAGAAAATCAAAAAGTATTCGTATCTCCAGGTGTATATACCGCAGAGAAAGATTTAACATTCGTAGCACAAAGTGTCGGTGTTACTACATTAGGGGTTGCTGGAGAAACAAAAAAAGGACCCGCATTTGAACCTATATTCATAGATTCTTTTGATAAATTTAGAAATAGGTTTGGTGATACCGACCCGGAAAAATACACAGAATCACAAATTCCTAAATATGAAACCTCGTTTATTGCTAGGTCTTACCTATCACAATCAAACCAATTATTCGTAACAAGAGTGTTAGGGTTATCTGGTTATGATGCTGGACCATCTTGGCAACTTTTAACAGTTGGTGAATTAGATGAATTAAATGTCGCTAGTGGTTCTACAGCACAAACCGTAACTTCATGGGCAAGGGATGTTTTTGTCCCACTTACAGGTGGTACATTAAATTCATCTAACATATATACGAAACACGTAAATGGTACTGCTTTCTCGTTCCCTTTAAGTGGGGCGTCAACCCTTACCGGGTTGATTGGTGGGGCTAGTGGTCCATTTAGAACAGCGGAACAAATAACAGGTGAAACTTGGTATAATGGTGAAGGTGGTGCTGTTGGTACTTTAGTTGATGAGATATCTCACTTTGTTAACGCTACATTAAATAATGACCAAAGTTCATTTAACATAACAGGAGCTACAGAATTTTACCAATACGGTTTTATAGCTTCTTCAACAACAAGTCAACAATACGCACAAATTACAGGAGCAACTGGTTTACCGGTTGACTCATTTAATAGATTAGGTATATCTAAAAATTTAACAGCTGGAAATACAGGTGTTGGAGCTTCAGCACCAGAATCTATTCGAAGTGCTGATTTCTCAGCTGACACTAACGATGGTTGGTATAACTCATTATTTGATTACAAATATGACACAGATTCTTGTACGAATAGTTGTTACTCGGGGGGTGCGTTTACAATGTTTGCTAGTTCAGCATCAACAGCTTCAACATATGTTGAGGGGGTTACTAAAACCGGGGTTTCTGGTGGGACGGATAATATTTCAGTTGGTTCTAGCTACGCTATCTTAAAAAATCTAATAACACCAGGAAGTTCAACGTACGTAGTTAACCTAAATAGTTACACAGCAGCAACATCAGCGTCATCATGGTCTGAATGGTCATTCTACGGTGCGGCAACAAACGGTGGTAAAAATGTACCAGGAGCTATTTCTTCAGGTAATTACTTCTCATACTCAGCAGGAACAACTAGTTGGGGTAACGGAGAAGGTGCTGCTAACGGAGGACCATTAGCTTTATCAGCTTACCAACCAACAATTTATCCTTTCGTAGGTACAAATGGTACAGGTAGTACACTATCTGCAGCGGTAACAACATTTACAGCAGCACAATATTCTGGAGCGGTAACCGACTATCAATTACAAACTTGTGCAGGAACATCCATTGGTGGTAGTTCTCCAGCTTATACAGCTGTACAGGTAACTTTAAGTGGTTTTGCCAGTACCGGGTTAGTACCGGGTGGTACAGCTGGGGACACTCAATTTATAACAGATGACCTACGATACTCCCCAGGTATTATAGCAGGTACTGTAGCAGCAAACGGATTAAGTGCAGACCCATCTAATAGTTGGTTCTTTACTGGTAACTCTGTTTCAGCCTTTACAACATTCTACACCGGAAGTTGTTCAGCAGTAACTTATTTAGGGTTAACATTAAGTGGGGCTTACGCAAATTATAGTTGTGTAAGTGCAAACACTGATTATCATAACATGACAATCGCAACTTTAAGGTCCAGAGGTGAAAGTACACTTACAAGTGGTGGACCAGTATATAAAATTAGTGCAAGTACAGGAGATGGTTACAAACAAGGTGGTGTAGACTTTGATTGTACTGGTACATATAATGACGTATTAAGAGACCCATTCGCTAATTTCGGTATTTCAGCGAAAACAGATGAAGGTGTGATATCTAAATTTACAGCATCCTTAGATAGTTCTAAGAAAAATTATCTGTCAAGGGTGTTAGGTAGGAAGGTATTTGATAGGGAAGCTAACGATATCCCTATTTTTGTAGAAGAAATTTACCCTAATCTATTAAAATATCTATTTAGAAGACAAAAAATTAGAGGTATTAACTGTTGTACGTGTTATAGACCAGCAGCTAGATTTAACAACAACAACAGAACATCACTAGGTTGGTACATGAATGAATGGCAAACACCTAGAACACCATATGTGGTTTCAGAATTACGAGGTAATGAAGTTTCTAGTTTATTTAGATTTGTTTCAATATCAGATGGTACAGCGGCAAATAGAGAACATAAAATATCAATAACTAACATTTCTTTTGAAAGGGTAGAATTTGATGTTGTAATTAGAGATTTCTACGATACTGACTCTAACCCAATAGTGTTTGAAAAATATACCAGATGTACACTAGACCCAACAGCACCTAACTTTATAGCTAGAAAAATTGGTACTTCTGATGGTGAATACGAATTAAGGTCTACATATACAATGTTAGAATTAACCGACCCTGTTATTGAAGGTGATTTAAAAGATGCTATACCAGCAGGGTTTGAGGGGTATAAATTTAGAAAATCTTGTACAAGTACTGTAAACCCGTACCCAAAATGGAAAACTAAATACTACACACCGGGTGAGGTAGTGTTTGACCCTTATTATAATTCAGCTGGTGGTGTGTCAAACGCTTCAATTTCAGCTGGTGACAATGTTAGAAAAAATTATTTAGGGTTCTCCAATGGAGACGGTGCGGCTATCGATTTCGATTTCTTTGAGTATAAAGGATTTAAAACACCGGTTTCAGTTTGTACTGACGTAACAGGTAGTGACTGGCCAATATTAACACAAGGGTTCCATATGGATTCTGGAGCTACTGTGGTTATAGCTGGTTCTGGTTCTTATTTAACGGAAACAGCTACCACACTAAGTGGTAAATCTATGTTTATGGTGGGTAACGCGTCATTCCAATCAGAACCAACTAAAACAACAGACCCTTATTATAAAATACAAGCTAGAAAATTCACATTAGCACCTTATGGTGGTTTTGATGGTTGGGATGAATATAGAAAAACTAGAACAAACCCAGATGCGTATAGGTTAGGTATGACAGGTTACAAATATGGAGCTTGTGCTGATTCATCATATTCAGACGCTACTGGTTTAGGGTCGTTTAAAAAGATTTCTTCAACAGAATCTAATACCGATTACGACGCGTACAAACAAGCTATCCACACATTCTCAAATCCGGAAGCTGTAGATATTAATGTATTCGCAACACCTGGTATTGATTATGTAAATAATTTAGCTTTAGTGAACGATACTATAGATATGGTTGAAACTGAAAGAGCTGACTCACTTTACCTTACAACAACACCAGATTACGACTTATACGCAACATCAACTGCTGATGTAAGTAATAAGATAAGTCCATCAGAAGCTGTTAATAATATGGAAGATAGTTTTATAGATTCTAACTATACAGCAACTTACTATCCTTGGGTACTTGTTAGGGATAATAATACAAACAAACAACTATACATCCCACCGACAGGTGAGGTTACTAGAAACTTAGCATTAACAGATAATATAGCTTTCCCATGGTTCGCATCGGCTGGGTATACTAGAGGTATTGTTAACGCTATAAAGGCTAGGACAAAATTAACACTAGATGATAGAGATACGTTATATGTTGGTAGAATCAACCCAATCGCTACATTTAGTGACGTAGGCCCTATTATCTTTGGTAATAAGACTTTACAAGTTAAAGAATCAGCTTTAGATAGAATAAATGTAAGAAGATTACTTTTACAAACTAGAAAATTAATTTCAGCAGTTGCGGTTAGATTATTATTTGAACAAAATGATGATGTAGTAAGACAACAATTCCTAGACTTAGTTAACCCAATACTAGACTCTATAAGAAGAGATAGAGGTTTAACAGACTTTAGAGTTGTATTGTCAGATGACCCAGAAGAAATCGACAGAAATGAAATGAACGGTAAGATTTACATCAAACCAACCAGAGCACTTGAATTCATATTTATTGAATTCCTAATAACTCCAACAGGAGCTTCATTTGAAGATATATAATAGACAGATATGAAATTTAAAAAAAAATTACTTTCAGAAGAAATAGGTTTACGAAAAAGTAATAGAAAAACTTTTACTAAAGGTAAAAATCAAAAAGTGGTAGTTAACGAGGGACAACTACAAAGGTTGATTACCTTAATAAGTGAAAAGGAAACGCCTAAAAGCGTAAGACCAACACCAACTAACCCTAACACTAAAAAGAAATCCCCATGTCCTGGGGGTCAGGTAATGGGTACTCACGGTTGTGAATCCATTCTCCCTACTGATAAGGGTGTGAAATTACCTCCAGGTTGGAAAACTAAGGAACTTAGGGAACAAGGTATGATGTGGTCTTGTGAAGGTGGTCAATGTATTCCAGACTCTATAAGTGGTATGTACACTACACAATCAGAATGTGAAGAGGAGTGTGGACACGGGTTTGACCCGATAGAACCAACAGGTAATGATTACCCTACATCACCACTAAAGAGAATGTGTTGTAGAGATAGGAATGGTGTTATTACTCCCGCTGTTAATGGGGTATGTCCTAAATCTAGTACTAAAGTAAAATGTAAGAAGGGAACACCACCGACACAAGGTAATATGGCGAGTGAGAGTAGAAAATTAAAAACCACAAACCCAATTAACGAATCAGATATAAAAAATATGAAAAAGTGGTTTAAAAGGGTGAATAAAGCTGGGGGTGAATACAACCCAAGCAAAAAATAAATAATTGTTTATTAGGTATAAAAAACGTGATAAATACTTATCACGTTTTTTTTGCTTTATTTAAAAATATTTATAATATATGTCAAAAAACTTAATAATATCAAAAACACAATTTACAAAATTAATTAGTGAGATTGGTGAAGTTATAACAACAGATAAAATACGGGGTTATTCTTTTGATTGGGATGATAATATACTTTTTATGCCTACTCAAATTAGAATGGAAAAAAAAGATGGTTTAGATTGGGTACCTATAAACGTAAGTACTGAAGATTTTGCTGATATAAGAAATGATAGTGACTATAGGTTGACCGACCATTCTTTTATGGATTTTGCAGAACCACAAACTTTTATTACCGACGTTAAAAAAGCTATAGACAATAAAAAGTTTGCTCCTAGTTTTGAAAAATTTAAAGAATCTCTAATGTATGTAAATCCTTTTTCTATAATTACAGCTAGAGGAACACCACCTCACGCTATTAAAGAAGGTGTTAGGTTGTTAATTGGGATGACTTTTGAAACTAAAGAAGTTAAATTTATGTTAGATAACATAGAAAAATCATACCCTTCAACGGGTGGTATGAGTATGGAAGAAAAGATAGATTTTTATTTATCACAAAACGATTATTCACCTGTAAGTTCTACTGAATTTAGAGATAAATTTGGTTTGACTTCTAACGCTGATAAACCGGAAGAAGGTAAAAAAATAGCTTTACGAGACTATGTAAGTAAGGTTGTAAATGGGGTTAAAAAATTATACGATGGTCAATACGATAGATTGAGTATTGGTTTTAGTGATGACGATAGAAGAAATATTGAAGCTGTTATTGATTTTATTAGAACTGAATTAAGTGTGGAATATCCTGGAGTAGATTTTTTTATATATGATACATCACAAGGGGAAAAAAACAAAATTGTAATATCTAAGCTAGATGATTAATATTATTTTGCTATAACGGTATATTTATATATAGAAAGAGTAAACAATTAAAGTACAATATACTTATTAACAAATAACAAAAATTAAAAACTAAAACAATATGGCCGATTTATTAATGAAAATGCCCGTACCTTATGAACCTAAGAAAAAGAATAGGTTTATAATGAGATTCGATTCTTCACTAGGTATTAACGAGTGGTATGTAGAAAGCACATCAAGACCACAGGTTACTATAGGTTCTGTAGAAATACCTTTTTTAAACACATCAACCTACGTGGCTGGTAGGTTTACTTGGGGTACAATTAATGTAACATTTAGAGACCCTATTGGTCCATCAGCTTCACAAGCACTTATGGAGTGGGTTAGGTTACACGCTGAGTCAGTAACTGGTAGAATGGGTTACGCTGCTGGGTATAAAAAGAATATAGATTTGGAAATGTTAGACCCTACAGGTGTTGTTGTTGAAAAGTGGGTTTTACAAGGGTGTTTCTTAACTGACGTTAACTTTAACGATTTAGGATATAGTGATGAAGGACTAGCTAACATAGCGGCTACTTTAAGACCAGATAGATGTATATTAGTTTACTAATTTAATTTTAAATATAATATTAAGAAACCCACAGTTATGTGGGTTTTTTGTTTTTTAATACTTATTGTATATATTTTTAAGTTTTTATTCACTTAATAAAAATATATCTTTATTATTGTTAATAAAACATTATTATATAAAACATGGAAAATTTACACACACCCGAAATCTCACCAAACATATCTTACGATATTGTAGAGTTACCCACTGGAGGGGTATTTTACCCAAATAAGAAAAAAACCCTAAAAGTTGCTTATCTAACTGCCTCTGATGAGAATATTCTAACATCACCTAGTCTTTCACAATCTGGTGACTTAATGGATACTTTATTAAAAGCAAAAGTATTAGATAAAGATGTTGACGTATTAGATTTAGCTGAATGTGATAAACAAGCTATTTTTGTATTTTTAAGAAATACAGCTTTTGGACCTCAATATAAATTTAAACTGACAGACCCAACAACTGGTAAAGAATTTGAACATACGGAAGATTTATCGGTTTTAAAAACTAAAGAGGTTACTATTAGTCCAGATAGTGATGGTTTATTTACGTACACACTCCCAGTTTCTAAAAAAAATTGTAAATTAAGATTATTAACACCATCAGATGATAGACAATTATTAGAATTAGAAAAAAGCTATGAAGGTATGAAAGTAAAACCTATGGCCACAAAAAGATTAGAGAAATGTGTGGTGGAGTTAGATGGGGAAAAAGACCCTATGACACTATCAACAGCAATTCACATACTACCAATAAAAGATGCACAAGAAATTAAAAAGTTTTTACAATCTGTAGAACCAGGATTAGACGTTAATAAAGTAGCTACAGCTCCGTCAGGTGAACGAATACCTTATAAAATTAATTTCGGTTTAAACTTTTTTCGTCCTTTCTTCGGGCTATAGGTATGCCCTGTTGGAAGAGATTTACCATTTAACAAAAAACTTTAATTTTACTAGAGCGGACATTTTAAACATGCCAATATTCGAAAGAAGGTTTTATTTAGATAAATTTGTAGAAGAAATTGATAAAAATAACCAACAAGTCGACCAAGCCCGTAATAAAAGCAGAAGGTAAATATTTATAGTTTAAAGGACTATATGTTTAACATTAACAAACAACTTCATATTGAGGGGTTTTTATCACACGGTAAACCCTATTTAGCTTCCCACCCAGAATTAGGTGTACCTTTAGGTATCTTTAATACTGTAGATGAACCAAACCATACAGCTAGGGTAAAATCCATTAAAAAATTAGGAACTAAAGGTAATTTAATATCATTAGGCCTAGCAAAAAAAATAGGAATTAAAAACCCGTTACCATCGTACCAAGTAGTTATGAAAGATGAAAATGGTGGTGATGTTACAGTAACCCAAAGTAGTTTTGATAAAGCTGTTTCGGATTATTTAAGGAGGAAAGGTATTGACTCATCTGACCCAGGAAGGACTGACTATAACGACCTTTCCAGTTCTACGACTGAAATGGGTAAAATGTTAAAAGAACTATCACACGCTAGAAGTCAAGCTGATTTAACATTGGGGGAGTCTATGCAGATGATGCAAAACATGACAGACTTAATCGCTCAAGGTGCAAATGGTGAGTTTGGTAGTACAGCAGCACTTTCCACGTATTTGGATATTATATCTTTAACCGACCAAATGCGTAAGGATATTATAAACACTATGGGGATGGATGAGGTCTTTATGGATGACATTATAAAAACTGTGACCGACGCGTCAGCTGACTTCATGGGGTGGGCTCTAACATCCAACGACGCAATGAAAATGTTAAAAGAAACCGCAGAGGACACTGGTAGGGCTTTTATACTACCTAAAGAAGCTATAGTTGGGGCCGCAAAACTAGAAGAAATATATAATATAGATATGTCACAAATTATCGCATCGTTTGATAGTATTGGTGCGGGTTCTAGAGAAGCTATTGAAACCACCAAAGACGCGGTAGCTACTGCTGGTAGATATGGGGCGGTAGTCTCTAAATTAATGCCGAAGGTCGCTGACAATATTGAGAAAATAAATACTTACGGTTTTAAAAATGGTGTTGCTGGTTTAACCAAAATGGCAGCCGAAGCTCAGGTAGTTGGGTATAATTTTGAAAACGCGATGCAAATGGCTGATAAAGCCTTCACACCGGAAGGAGCGATTGAAATGTCCGCACAACTACAAATGATTGGTGGTGCAGCTAGTGAACTACTAGACCCATTCCAATTAATGTACATGGCTCAAAATGATGTTAAGGGGTTACAAGACGCGATTGTTAAAACAGCAGAAAGTGCTGTAACTTTTAACAAAGAAACCGGAGAATTTGGTATATCACCAGGGGAAAGAATGAGGATAAAGGCTGTAGCGGAAGCTACAGGACAAGATTATACTAACCTTGCTGAGACGGCTGTTAGGGCCGCAAAAAGAACTCAAGCTATTGGGAAGTTAGGGGGGATACCGGACCTTAGCAAACAAGACAAAGAGTTAATAGCTTCTATGGCTGACATAGATACAGACGGTAAATTTTCTATTACATTAGGGACTGAAGAACTATCTTTTGATGAGTTAGGTGAAGTTATGCAAGCGGATAAAGGCCAACTACTAGAAAAATTACAAAAACAATCTAAAAAAGAGACAATGGACCTAGAAGCTGTCAATAAGGCTCAACTATCGGTACAAGAAGGGATGGCAGCAAATACAGCTATAATACAAAATTTACTAACCCAAACAGCCGCTTCTGGACTTTTAGGTACTACAGCTAAAGATTTTGCTGGACAACTAGCACAATCTGGTTTGGGTAATTTTTTACTTGGTGAAGGTTTGGGTACCGTTACAACAAGTGCAAATACTGAGACAAATTTGACAGATGTTATGGGGAAATTTGGGAGCCTTATACCAGACTTTTTAAATAAAGTCCCTGGAATGAAGAATAGTCCGGTGTCAGGTTCACTTGACAAATCTATTTTATTAACAGAAAAAGGTAAGGTTGTTACACCTACTGGTGGTGCTTATGGTGGTCAGTACGACCCAACAATGACACCAATCCAAGCTAACAATACAAATAACTCTAATTTATATAATACTAATAATAATAATAATGTTGTTGGTGGTAGCGTGGTAGAAGTAAAATTTTCACCTTTAAGTATTATGTACGATGGTAATACATTAAAATTAACACCAAAACAAGTAATGGACGCTTTAGATACTACAGTGATACAAGCTATAGGTACTAGTCTAGCTGGTTTAAATGTTACAACACCATAATAAAAATCGTAACCCAATCTATTTATAATAAAACACTAAAATATGTCAGTAGGTAAAAATACAGGAATAAAATATCCATGGACTCAAGGGGACTTCGACATCTCAGTTTTGGGAACTAAAAGAATTAGAGAGGCTTTACTCGCTAGAAATCTTGATGGTTCCTATCTAAATAGGGGAAATCCAATACCACCTAACGGTGACCAAGAACCAGGAAGTGTTGTTGTCGCACCTTCAGGACAAGCGTGGGTGTCGGTTAAGGATTCACCATTACCTGAGGATGTTAGGGATATGAATGGTATACCACTAAAAAAGACACAATTTTTAGTAAACAAATACGGACCACAAACAGGGTACGGTAACCCACTATCTATAAACGTTGTTAATCTAGTTACTGAAGCACAACTACAATACGTTAGCCCTAATACACTACAACCACAAGGATTTGTCCCTGGACTGTCTTTTGATTCTTTTAGGTATTCCGATTATACAGCTATTGAGATAATGCAATCTGTGAATAGTAATAACGGTCAATTAGTTACTATAAATTCTATGGTTTTGGATGACTCTATACTAATAAAGTCTTCGTTCCCATACTTAAAGGATAATCTAGGTTTTAATTTAGCTAAATTTGATTTTAATATAGGTGAAGGTGGTGACGCTAGTTTAAATATAACCACATCACCAGGTTCTATAATGCCACCAAAATCAGATTATCTATCTAGGTTAGAAGGTGTGTACTCATTAGATTCACCAATACCGGGAAACTACTCAACACCCGTAGCACCATTAGATATTAATAGTATTGTTGGTCAAGGAGCTAACAATATATCACAAAGTTCGTTTTTTGGGCAAGCAGGTAACATACTAAATGGTATACTAAATGGGATAACCAACTCAAACCCACTACCTAACACACCATCTAGTGTTCCAGCACCATCTGATAAATTTATAGAATGGATGGGAAAAGACCAACAATCAGATTTATTTGAAAATTTAAACTATAATAGATATAGACCAGATTATACTAGAGCACAAACAGACCCTTCTGTACAAGCACCTATCTCTAATTATTACGTTGGTAGTAAGAACACAGAACCTGGGTTAATACAATCACCAATAGACGCTACACCACAAGATGTTTTTGGTAGGGAAATTAGAGCTCTGGTCTATGGCCCTTCAGAAGTATATAAAGAGTTTGATAATGTGGAGGGTAGAGCTCTATGGAGATACTACCAAATCGGAGCATTAGGAAAATCTTTATCAGATGGTGGTACTATAGAAGGTGGATTTACTTGGTATGGAAAAAATTCTATAAGTTCCCCAGAACAATCAATGACGTTTTACTCTACTAGGTCAGATTTAAAACCTAAGAAAAAGGGTGGGTTATTAGATTATACTCAAAAACTTATGGATTCAGCACCATCTTTTGGTGGGTCAAAATGGAAACACGCCGGTAATGCGATAGACCAAGTTTCTAAAGTTTTTAATGATGGTTATAAAAATATATCTAAAGGTTCTAGGGTTACATCTTTCACACCTGGTGAGGTTGTTTGGAATTGTGTTGAGTATTGTAGAGCTTGGACTAAAGATAATCCTTATAGTAAATATAGTAATTTAGTTAGGTCTGGTGGTAATCAATGGAAAAACACAAACTCAGTACTAGACTCAACATTCAATTTAAATATATCACCCACAAATAGAGATGGTGGTAAATCTACTAGTATGCCGGAAGGTACTAAAGTTAAAAAATATATGTTTTCTATTGAAAATTTATCGTGGAGAGGAACTGGTGAACAAAGTAATTTACCAGCTTCAGAAAAAGGACCTAATGGTGGTAGGATAATGTGGTTTCCACCATATGATATACAGGTTGGTGATACTAATTCGGCTAGTTGGAGTAGTACGATTTTTTTAGGTAGGCCAGAACCAATCTATACGTATAACCACACTGAAAGATTGGGTACACTGTCTTGGAAAATAGTGGTTGACCACCCATCTACACTAAATGCTATAATAGATACACAACTAAAAGGTATGAGTGACGCTGAAGCAGACGCTGTATTAGAAGCGTTTTTTGCTGGGTGTAGAAAATTTGACCTATACCAACTAGCACAACAATACCCAAATATTGGGTTAGATGTCCTTAACGCGTTACAAACATCTGTTGTTGGTGGTTCTAAAGATGTGACAAATGATGTACATAGTGACTCACAAGACGCTGTACTTAATAATCTAACCAGTGAGCAGGACCTAGGTGGTCATTTAACCGATAAGGAAGCACAAGATATAGAAAATAACCAAGAAAAAGACGCTGAAAGTGGTCAAATTAATGTTGATAATGTGGATGAAGGTACTATTGGTGGTGGATTTAGAATTGGGTCTCAAGATAAAAGAGCGACAATGACAAGTGTGATTAGAAAACTATTAGGTGAAGCTAACTATTTTACATTTTTAAGAGAACAGTACCCATTCCTATATCAATCACTTAGAGACAACTTAAAGTTTTTCCACCCAGCTTTTCACGCTATGACACCTGAAGGACTTAATTCTAGATTGACTTTTTTATTACAATGTGTTAGACCTGGAAAAACCATACCCACAGTGACCGAACAAGGTACTAGTGTTATAGACGCTGATAATACAGCTTTTGGCCCACCACCCATATGTGTACTTAGAATAGGGGATTTCT